ATATCACCAGCCAAAGTATTGGCAGGATAGTATTGGCTGAAGCGTTTTTGCTTGGTAACTGGATCCGTGAAGGTACAGCCCAAGAAAATACCAACCATACCGGATGCGCCGCCACCAGTGGTGACTGCTAAACGGTTGACCAAACCACGGCTAAGGTTAACAAAATCACCATAAAAGATGTTTGTACCGTAGTTGTATTGGATAGGAAGTAAACGGGTAGAACCCGAGAACACCTGTCCGCCAAGCAAATTGATTGGCTTTAGCCCGTAAGGGGCAGAGACAATTGGATAAGCCATTTAAGGACTCCTGTGTTAATTTAAAAACCAGAACCGAACGTCACCTTGCTCTGTCTCTCTTTGAAAAGAGGCATTCTGGGGTCACTGTTTTTCATGAAGTTATTGTCAACAGAATCCATTTGAGATTTGTTTTGATTCTCATAGTAGGCTTGCGCTTGTTGCACAAACTCACTTGGAATCCTGCATAACAATAATCCGCCAATTTCAATATTGCCTTTGAATTGGCCATCAGGGTTAGCATGCACCATCATTTCGGGATACTCTTCCGCTTTCACGGGTTCATATCCTTCACGGAGCCTAGAAGAAATATTCTTGGGATCATTCTGCCCCATCATACTAATACGAATGTATCTATGATCCCAACCCGGACGGGGGTCTGGCATAGGTAACATCTCTGGCGGCCTCCACGCTTTAGGACGCTCATGAATAGTACGTGATTCGGAATCACGGCGGGTACGAGTTTGTTCAACCATTTTGATTTCTCCTGAGTTTAGCTACTTCCCTAGCGTATGTTTCCAATGGAATTTGCAAACGCTTGGCAATCTGTACTTCCGTTGCAGTAAGGGTAATCTTTTTAGGGGCTACACTTCTGGTCGCAGAAGCAACAACATTTGATTTTGGGCGCTGCTTCGTATCAGCGGTCTCCTCAGACTCAAACTTATCTGGGAAGACTTGACGAATTCGGGTATCTAGTCGTTGATAGTATTCGTCACTCTTCGGGTCAACGCCCGAATTAACCAACTTGGTATGCACCGCTAGGGCCAAGCTGGTCATTTCTTCGTCTTTTCCGAACCAAGAGTTGCTACGTTGCCAATCTTGGGCTTTGGAATCGATCTCAGGAACCTGCGGGTGAGTAGTTTGTACTACGTTTTTGGGTTCCTGTAAAGGGGCAGGCTTAAAATTGTTAACTTTTTCAGCCTTTAGTGCCGCCAAAGTTAATTCTTTTTGTGCCTTTAGCAGTAAATCGGCATCGCCGGACTCATAAGCTTGCTTATAAAGTCTTTCTGCGGTCTCGATTTCACTGTTTACAACCTTCTTTGCTTGGTCGATTAGGGCTGTTTGAGAGACATTTACGGTGTTTTTAAGCCGTTCATTCTCTTCATAGACCGCTTTTGCGATCTTTAAAGCCTCTTCTCGCTCACGAATCGCAGCTTCTTTAGCCCTTCTTTCTTCGTGATAACCCTTCGCAAATTCACGGATTTTTTGGCTATTTTGCTTCTTTGTGTAGCTTTCTAGCTCCTCATCTGTGGGTTCTTGAGGGGGTGTAGCCATAGGCTTCCTGTTTCTATCCTCTGGAGGTGTGTCATCTACAACCTCAATTTCGGGTTCATCAGGCTCCTCGACTCTATTTTCAGGCTCAGGTTGCACAACTTTGCTTCCTAGCCTAGACTGTTTCTCTTCAACCTCATCGGGGAATTCAAATTCAATTTTTTCAGTCATGATTTACTCCTTACGCACGTGCTATACCACGGGGGTCTTGCACAACAGCCTCAACAGAGTCATCATTTATGATGCGAAACTCCTTCCCGTGGATCTTCAATCTTGTGCCTGTGTTAGGTCTAACAACCACAAAATCTCCAACCTTGCAGGATGGCCCATTGGGGAACCGCTTTTCGTCCTTGTAGCAGTCAGGCCCCATCTTCACCACAAAAAGAACCGGTGAAAGGATCTCTTCATAATGCATGGTTTGGCTGGCTTTCAATAAACCGCCTTCATATTCCTCGTCAATGTCTGGTAGGACTGTAAGGATGTGGTACGTGGAAGGATCAGGCAATTGTTTTGCCTTGTCTTCTGCGTTGTCGGGGATCGTTGTCGTTGACGCTCCGTCACTGATTAAAAGATCACTCATCGTTGAATTTCTCCATTTGTCGTAAAAGGTCGTTGGCTATGGATTGTGCGAACAAGAGACCTTTGATCTGTCCACACATGTTTTGGTAAGCGGCATAGTCCGAAGCCACGCCGTCACCTAGACTCGATGCGAGGGATTGCTCCCTCTCTTTCAATTGATTGAGAATGATCTTTAAGATTTTTTCTTCCATTAACTACCCCGTTTAAACAGCTCTGTTTGAATCTTTTGATTGGCTTGCCTTGCGTCTTCCCTGAGTTTTAAGATCTCAAGTTTCATGGCATCTTGATCTTTCTTCATTTGCATTTCCAACTGAGCCTGCGTTCTGACGGAGTCAGCTTGCGCTTGGAGTTGCATCTTCATCTTGTCGAGTTCAAGTCTTGCTTGAGCCAACTGAGAATCTGCCTGAACCTTAGCTGCCTTGACCTGCTGGTCTTGGATCTTGAGCTGGAGTTCCTGTTGTTGCATTTGAACCAAAGGATCTTGTGCTGCTTGTTGAGCTTGAGCCTGCTGTGCCTTGGCTTGGTTACTCTGCAACAATTGAACCGATGCCTGAGCTGCCAATCTAGAGATTTGAACCTCCATGTTGGCTGGCATGGGCTGATTTGGAGGAGGCAATGGAGTACCCATCTGCTGTTCAATTTTGGCCCTGTAAGAGAATGCCAAGTGTTCAGCAATATGAGCCTGAATCGCAGACATCATCTGGTTGGCCATTGGGTTTTGACCAATCTGTTGCATGATCATTGGATCCTGCATAAAGGTGGTATGAGCTGCAATGTGGGCATCATGATCCTGCGTGATGAAGGCTTTTGTAGGCTCACCTTTTAGGAACCCCATGTTTTCGGAAATGGGATCTAATGGCACCTCATCATCTTCCGTGGGAACCAGCTTATCGCCGTTCTTGATTCCTAATACATTGATCATCTGTCTATGCAGATTGGGAAGGTTATAGATTTGTGGCGCTTGAGATGACAACTGGATCACGGCTTGATATTGCATGATCCTCTGCGCCATTGTGGATGAGTTGGGATCTGATACGGGTATCACATCGCACATCTCATAATCTTGACGGCTGGCAAAATGATCGCCTTTGTCTGTATCCAGTTCCAATTCATCAGGAACATAGGTCTTGATGATGTCTCTTAGGAGTTTAAACTCCTGCTTCATGGCGTAGTGAACCCTAGCCTGAACCGCAGACATGGTCTTTAGGGTACGCTCTAAGAGAGCCAAAGTTGTGCCGACTGGCGCATTGGCTGACATGTCAGAGATCTGGAGATCCCCGATAGAGCCAAGTCTTCTGCCTTCTTCTGTGATTTGATTAAGCAGAGTAAATAGAACATTGGATGGTTCCTTGTAGGGAAGCGGCATGATGTTGTCACGCATAGCGCCTGATGGCACATCCACATCCCTGAATTCTCCGGGAGCGATAGGGGTGTCGTCCCCTTTGATCCTTGCGCCTCTAGCCTTTAAACCGCCGGGCAAGTTACTTAAAGTTCCTGCGTCCACCAATTGGCGGATGATGGATGTTCCTGCTCTAGCATATCCACCGATGATGTGGATCAGCCCAAGACTGTAGAAACCAAAGCCGGGGATGTAGTGGTAGTCCGCAAAATGGTTGCGTTTAAACTTACGTTTGTCATCCTCTTCCCAGTTCCTGCGGATACCCAAAACCTCTTGGGTTCCTCTATCGATGGTGATGACATAAGGAATGGCAATACCGGTAGGCTCACCGTTTTCATCCAAATCCTCCAAGCCTTCCAAATCCCAATCTGTATGGACTTCCAGCAATTGGTATCTGTCATCATCTAAGGCTTTATAGCCTTGTTGATTGGCTTTCTTTTTTTCAATGTCGGACATGATCTGGACGGGTTCACCCAAATCAACATCCCGATAAAACCCGGCTACCTGAAGTTTTCGGATTTCATTCTTAGTCTTCCTCATTACGTGGGTAACACGTTCTGCCGTCATAAGGCTTGTAGCGCCATAAGGCACAATAAGATCTTCTGCGGTCACGTAGATAGAGGCTTGTCTACCCAATGTTGGATCGTTGTAGACCTTCTTAAATGATGTTCCGGCCAAGCCTAGACTGAACAAAAGACGCTCATGCTCGGGTCTGTATTCCGGCATTTTCTCTGTCAGCTTGTAGTTCATGTCGGTCTGGACACGAGATGCCGCATCTTCTTTTTGTTTGGTAATGTCTCCAAAGATCTCAGTCTTGACTGGCCCTGCGGCTGGGAATGACTCCATGATGGATTCAGACTGAAAGCGAATGGCGGCTTCCGTCAGCACTGTAGAGAATACTCCACAAGCTCCATTCCAAGGCTCTGTTCTTTCCTCATATTTAAGGCCAAGAACCTCTAAACCTTTGACATATGATTCAGCCCATTCTGATCTGGAATGAATATCTGCGTCTACCAATTCAATGAGTTCTGAAGCAATGCTTTGTAGGGTTCTTGCGTCCAATACCTCGGCCAAGTTCTCATGGAAGTCCCCGCCATAATCTTTGCCGGGTTCTAGAGTGATCTCAATTCCATCGGTATGGATAGAAACGGAATCTGGGTTTTCAATCTCTATCTCCATGTCTGGTTGTAAAGAATCTATTCCCTGTGGCGCTTGATAAACGGCTTTATCGATACTCATGATGTTTCCTTAAATTAATTTAACACGACCGCCAGTGCGGAAGTTGTCTGGCATTGTTACTGCGTTTTGTGCTGTCTGTGTGTCCATAGGAGCCAAAGGCGTTCCTTGCACATTTGGGTTTGGCACTGCATTGACCTGCGGTGGGGTGTACCCTGTCTTTTGTTGTATGAATTGATACAACTGTGCATTCTTTGGGTTATCCACAACGTTCATGGCATTCTCTACCCGTTTGTTGTAGGCCCGAGCTTCAGGCCCAGCCCCATTCCAAACTTGGAAATATGGCTTATTTAACGAATCTGCCACTTGCATTTTGTTCATGATGGCGGCAGGAAACCCTGCGGCATATGGATCAAATCCTTGTTTAACCAGATCCTGTTGTATTTTTACAGCTTGAGGATTGTTGTAGTCAAAATCGTTATAGCCAAAGTTAGAACGCCCTTCAACCAAAGCCATAGCTGTTAGCTCTTTAGGGGTTAGCTGAGGCACTCCATGCTGAACTACTGCGGCTTTGTATGCATCCAGTAACCGGCCCATTGTCTCTTTATCATAACCGGTATTGGTGGTTTCAAGACCTGTCTTGGTTGACTTGTCTGGCCTTCTAGCCGGAATGTATTGGCTGGCTGGTACCTCTTTGACATCTGGAAAATAAAATTCTGGGGTCTTAACAAAGTCTGGTTTTTTGTGCATGTTAAGATCACGCCATCTTTCATATCCAAATAAATGCCCTTCCGGTTCAGTTCCCTTTGGATAATATCCGCCATGTACTTCATAAATCTTTTCTGGCATTTAGTAATACTCCAATTTACGTCTGTATGAAGGTTCATCTGGCTCATCGGAGTCGATGGTAATAAACCCGCCTTGTCTGAAACGCAATAATGCCTGTGAGCTTGAGTCCACCAAGTCATCATGATCCCCGTTGGGAAAGGAAGCCATTTCTTCCATGACCTCATCGGCCCATCTTGTGTCTGGACACCATACGTACCCAGAAGCAAACAGGTCGGATATTGCGTTTACACGTGCTATCTTATCGCTTCCTTTGCTCGGTGTATACTCATGTAGAGGGATGCCCATCTTCCTCATCTCATAGATTAAAGGCGC